CCCGAGTGTTGGCTGCCAACGGGTCGTCCCCTGCGTTTCCTGGGAAGGACTCTCTCGTGAACAGACTGTTGAAGGTGGCGCGTGGGGGTCCCTTTGAAGAGGAGGAGTGCAGCGAAGTTCTGCAAGGTTACGGAACCTTGCTTTCGATGAAGAACTTTGCCTCCTTGGCCTCGGGACTCGGCGGACTTGTTCACAAGGCCACGCCCATCTCCGAACAGGGCTGCAAGGTCAGAGTCATTACCGTCCCTCCTGCTTCTGTGTTTACTGCGGGATCCCTTGCTAGAAAAGCGGTTTTCCCTGTTCTTCGACGAAAGGATAAGCGCGTCGCCGATTTCCTCAAATTGGTTGACGCCGAAGAACAGGTTCGTGGATTTAGCAAGGTTCCGTGTGGTGATCAGTGCTATCTCAGCGCTGATTTGACAAAGGCAACGGACGGTTTCGGACATGATGCCATCAAGGCCGTGCTTCGCGGTCTTGGCCGGGCTGGGTTTAGCCAGGCCTGGCTCGCGATCGCTGCGGACTCTCTTGGGGTTGGCAGTGGTTGGCATTATGTTTCGTACCGTCGCGTTGATTTCACCAAAACACATTGGCAGGAGTTGAACAATCTGCCCGGCCGTTCTTTGAGTGAGGACGGGAACACGGTGAGCATCCCCATGAAGAGGGGTTGCCTTATGGGGACTCCGTTGTCCTTCACCGTGCTCTCGCTCATTAACGGCTGGTGTTGTAAGTCCTTGGGACCGATAACACATATCTGCGGCGATGATGTGGTATCTCTTACGACACAAGGGCAGGTTGCTAACTACCGTCTCCGGGTTGAGGCGGTAGGTAGCGGATTGCATGAGAAGAAGTCCTTTTGGGGAAAGAAGGGCTGGACGTTCTGCGAGGTCTTTGGTCTCGAGGATCGTTCCAGTGGACGCGTTCGGTTCTTCAATCCTTATCCTCTCAAGCAATTCGTTCGTGATGGTAGTGGGGTCATGGAGCGCGGCAACTTCTGGCCGAGACAGTGGAGTAGGTTGTCTCGTGTCGCCCGCACTCTGTGTAAGCCGGTGCGCGCCAAGGCACGTAGGTTGCGGAGACCGCCGGAGCTTCCAGTGGCTCTTGGTGGCTTGGGACACCCCTCCAAAGGTGTCCGCTCCGTGCCGCGCTACGTGCGCGCACAACTGTACACACTCCTCTTTGGAGGAGCTGACCCTTCCAAGTACGTTACACGTTGCGATATTTTCTTCTCTCCAGCTGACCCGAAGCTGTTCAAGTTCGTGGCCGACAGTTGGGCCTCCTCTTTCTCTACGTCCCCCGCGTACGAGGGACAGGAGGTTCCTTCTGGCTGCTGTTACGTTCCGAACCGGGTGCTCCGTGCTCATACTTCCCGTATGTCGCACGATCTGTACTGGGCACTCGGAGGGAAATATCGCGAGTGTAAACCAAAGGCTATCAAACCGGGTGTTCTTAAGCTTCCGGTTCCGACTGGAAAGCCCCTCCCTGGACGGGTGGGCTGGGACTTTGTCCTGGCTTGCTGGCGCCAGCTGCTTGACTCGGAGGGTCGCTTTACACCCATCGACGTTGCGTCTAAAATACGGGGTTTTAAAGCCCCAGACGCTGGCACCTCTGTTCGAGGGACCGGCGACATGGTGACCTAGAGTGCTT